CAGCCTCAGACCAAACATAGCGAGATGGTCTGCCACCTAGTGCGCTAATCATTGACTTACCTTGAGTGGTTACTGTATGCCTTCTTCGAGTGCCACGCCAGTCATAGAACTCTGTGATGGGCTTGCGTACTTGGTTCTTTTTACCTGCCATGTCAGCGATGTTGAAGGCAGCCCCGCCGAACTTGACAGATAGCAAAGGTGTTGCACCTGTCACACCTTTACGAGCATTACGGCCTGAAACCTCAGTCTTGAAAGTGCCTGGCTTCCAAGCTGTGCGACCTCGGTGGTTTCTAAAGCCTGAGATTGGCGCGGTCATGGGAGAACTCATGATCACGCGATTACCCAAGATGTCACCAGTGCGCTTCATGTGAGCGCGGATAGCAAAGAATAGGTCTTGGTCAACCTTGCGGATTTCGGCAAGGGTTTCCCTAATTCCGTACACCTCGATTGAGTGTTGAACTTTCATTTTCTACCTACGCTTATTCATGGCTTCTGATTTACCCTTCAGATACATCTGCATGGTAAACAGCATCCGTTCGGATTCCTGCATCAGCACCGATGGTGCAATCCCTGTTTCACAAGCTAAGGCTGCAATAAAAAGGTGGGAGCTCTTATCTCCCAGTCCCTTTATTCCTTTACTTTTGGGTTTGTGTCGTCACCCTCGATGTTCTCAAGGGAATCCACAAAGTCCTCAAAGCTCTTGTCAGTTTGCTTCTTGCGGCGTAGGGCGTTCCAAACAATGTAGGCAAGGTAAGTAAGGCGTGGGTCTTTCTGGATCGTTGTTACAGCTAGGTTGAACTTATCCTCGAAAGCGATAAAGTCCGGTGTGCCACATACAACTGATTCCTTAGAACCATCTACAAACTCAACTTTGAAAGGGATTTGCATGGCTCTACGCTGTTGCTCTAGTGAGTGCTCCCGTTAGCGGCCACGAGATACTGACTGTTGCCAGGTCTCCTACTGTGGAAGCGTAGGGGGTGTACTGAGTTACAAGGAAAGAACCTGAATAGCTAGGGTTGCTTGAGTTTACAGTTCCTGAAGTTGGAACTACAACAACAGTCGCGTTAGTACCTAGTAGAGGCCAAAGGATTGAGTCAAGTGCGCCTGAAGCAAAGTCCTGGTGAAACTCTAGGGTGATTGATCCAGACTTTAGTCCGGCAATCCTAGTGCGCCACTCAGAGCCAAACGCTGTGGTTTCCTGCTCGTCAATTTCGATTGGTAATTCAACAGATGCTAGCGAGGTGCTGAGGTTAGTTCCGTTGATGGTGACTTTATAGTCGGTTGCTACGAATTTTGCCAATTTATGTTTCTCCTAATCGGCAAATACATCAACAGCAAATTCAGCCGCTAAGTAAGTGCCCTCATTCATTTGGATGGGTGTGTAATTTGTCATTTCAGTCACTCGGCAATCATAGGCGTAACCACCAAGTGTCTTATCTGATTCTACTGCGTTCTTGATACTTGAGGTGCCTGTGCTAGAGCAGAAGGCATCAAGCGATCTCTGCGCGTACTTTTCTGCTGCCCTGCCAACAATGACAACAACAGAAAACTTGTAAAGCGTAAGACCCTTATTGAAGGCTTGGTTATAGTCCACACTCGTTGGCCTTACTAGGGCAATAGGTGGGTTTGGGTTATCGGGCATTTCTGCGCTAGTGCGTAGTCCAGCGATTGTCCCAAGGTTGGTGGCAATAGCCGTTCTTAGCTGGCTGATGAGTGCCACTATGCAAACCTGATTCTGCGGTAAGGGCTCACTAGCTGTGCAACATCTGGGTCGAGCTGGTTGCTGACTCGCATGATTCCGATGTCAGAGATACCTGCCACACCTAGTGGGCTGTCTAGTCGCTTGTAGATTCGGCTGGACTGAATCACACAGGCTTGGGTTACAGCGATTGGAACTGCTGACCAACCCCAAGTGCCGGTGACCTGGACAGTTGCCTCACCTTCCCATTGAGTAAACAAGTAGTCACCAACAGCGCGGATGTGAGTGTATGAAGTAGGCAAGCCATCAACTCTGCCGTTTAGTGGCTCAAGCTGGTAGTCGTTAGCAGTCCAAGTTTGGTCAAAGCTTCCGTCATCATCTGACTTGGTTTTGAGGTCAGTCAATGTAATTAGATCGTCAATCTCAACCTGAAGGTAATCCATCGGGGTAAAGATTCTGGTTGCTGTGCCTAGAGCTGAGAAGCTGCGGTTGGTGTATCCGTCAATCGCGCGAGAGCCTGACTCAATAGCCATTTCTAGCAGAGTGTCATCAACTGTGTCTGTGATTCTTAGTGCTGCCTTGACTTGATTTAGTGAGGCGTAGCCTTGAGTAATAGCCATAATATTCCTATTCTACTGCTTGCTAGATACGCTCTAAAAGCCTAGCTCTTGTCTAACTTTAGCGATGTGTGCGAAACCTATTTGGTCATTTGAGGCTGGCCTACCAACGCCACTCATTGTGACCCTGCCATAACCTAAGTCATGGACAATTCTAACTGTTGAAGCATGAAAGGGTTTAGCACCAGCAGCAACACAGCGAATGTAAAGCTCCCAGTCATCGTAGATAGCACCCTTGGTGTGTCCACCTGTGCGCTCAAATAGTTCTCGTTTGATAGGTGCAGCACCAGGGCAAGTCATCTCATAGGGTAGCTTTTCAGGTATCCAGCGACCTTCCATGATTGAGCCGTTGTGTTTTATTTGTAGCTTGTCAATGTAGATGTCACAGCCCTCTTGATCTGCTTGCTCTAGCTCATCAAAGGCACCAGGTAGGTAGTGGTCGTCAACATTACAAACTGAAATCCAGTCGGTAGTCTGCTTGGCTTGGATAGCAAGCATGAAGTCAGCAAACTCACCTTCCATCTCGATTGGGTTGGTTATGGCTTTGTAGTCATCTGGGATAAGGGATTCAACATAGTCTTTGTTCTGGCTGTCATGGCAGATAACGATTGCATCGGGTTGCCTGTTTAGGCTCTTGACACCTTCCCACCATTGAGGCAGGAACTCGCTGTAAGCTGTGCCGAATAAGCTGACACCAATGCCGATGGTTAGCCTAGGGCTGTTTCCCAAAACAATTCCTTTGACTTAGTGATTAGCTTGGTCAAGACTGATGGGTCACGCCAGTTTGGAACTGAGGTAATACCGGCATGGTCGTTGGTGTGAACCTCGCAACCTGACAGCACAGCCTCGATGATTACCCTTGGCTCACCATCAAAGCCGTTAGGCAACAAGACAAAGTGTTTGGCTCTGCTCATGGTTTCTAGCACCTCAGGCCTTGGCTTGTCGGTCATCATTACTAGCGGAATGCCTTGCTCGTCTGCCCAAGCCTGTGCCTCGGCTGGGCCTTTCTGCTGGTGCATCCTTGCTGCCCAAAGCGCGAAGTTTTCCTTGGGCTTGACGCTCATCTCGCTAGGGTCAAGTGAAGAAAGTATCCAAGTGCTTTTCTTTGGCTTAGTCCAAGATAGCTCTAGCTCTAGGTGTTTGGGTGTCTGGGCAATCAAGACTTTCGCTGAGTTGATGAGCATAGCTCGCTCTAGGCTTCGAGTCTGTAAGTGCCTGACTGCCACCACAGGTTTCTTTCTAGCCAACTGATTCATCGCATAAGGCGATAGCAAGTCTGTGCCAGTAATGATTACCTGATCGTAAGCCATCGCCTCTTTCCACCTGTCAGGTGTAATGATGTCTAGCTCGACTGGTGGGTCTTTGAGTAGCGTGTCATCGCTCATCTCTGCGCCACCGATTAGCTTGCCGTCAATCGGTAAGTGGTGGGACACCCAAGCAATCACAGTAGCTTCTCCTAGCGAAGGTTGGCAAAGCTAAATAAGAATGATGTGGTGTCGGCCTCTCTACTCTTACCGACTCACTCCAAGCGGCTGGGTTTCCCTAGTAGCAGCTCGACTTGGTGCATAGTCAGTTTAGGTCTATTTTAGTAGCTTTGTCAAGATTGGAACCCAGTGGTCTGTCCAAACCTTTTCAACATCGAACTGGCTGGCAAAGTCTATGGCTACCTGTGATGGGCCACGCTCTGCCTTGTAAGATTCCTCTAGCGCATTGACCAAGCTACCTATGTTCGGTGTCATCCACCAAGCGTCTTGTCCAGCATCCCAACTTAGCTGTCCATCAACTAGCCAACTATCCTCGCTGATTAGGTCAGGGGTTGCTGCCCAGTTAGAACCGATAACCCTAGTGCCACAAGCTTGAGCCTCAACGCTAGGAACGCCAAAGCCTTCACCCAAGCTCGGTGCCAGCAAGACATCCATGCGTGAGTAAAGAGCAGCAAGGTCAGGCTGAGCCAGTCCGAATCTGTAATCGTTAGGGTT